GTTTTCCAAATATGGTTTCCATAGACCTATAGCCAGCGAAACGTGGCATGTAGAGCCAGTAGAAGCCAGAGGCGGAGTTCCTGATAATCCTGTAGCCCCAGGACAGGAGGTAATGGTAGCGAACGCAGGACGTCCAGTTACTCCAGATTCTGGCAAACCTCAGGCTGCCAAAGGTGGAATATTATCTGGTCCACAGTCCGGGTATGATGCTACTCTGCATGGTACTGAAGCTGTAGTACCGTTGCCTGACGGAAAAACCATACCTGTCAATATGGACAGTGAATCTCAAAAAGCTATGGTAGATCTACTCACTGCGTTAAATACTAAGATGGACCAATTAATCTATATCAACGGCATGCTGGCTGACATCGGAAATAATCAACTCAAAGTCCAGAAAAATATTGGACATCCTGATCTGTTGATGGGATAACGATCAGATCAAATAATCAAGGATAACTTTAATGAGTTGGAAAAAGTATTTCAAAAATGCAGACGTCACACAGAAGCAATCGACGTTTAGTCCTCTAGGAGGCAGCCGAGCTGGACCAGCCAGGGCGAACTACTCTAGTTTCTTACCTGATGTTTATGCGGGAGCTCCGAACAGGATCGATCGATACATGCAGTATGATACCATGGATATGGACTCAGAAGTCAATGCTGCATTAGATATCTTAGCTGAGTTTAGCACCCAGAAAGACAAAGAAAACGCTACTCCATTCCACGTTTTTTTCAAGAGCAAACCTACTGGTACCGAAGTAAAACTGATCAAAGAAAGCCTACAGAAGTGGTGCAAGCAGCAGCAATTTGAAACGAGGATGTTCAGGATTTTCAGGAACACCTTAAAATATGGAGATTTTTTCTTCATCAGAGATCCTGAAACTAAGAAGTTATTGCATGTAGACTGCGTAAAAGTCTCGAAGATCATAGTAAACGAAAGCATCGGAAAGATTCCCGAACAGTACGTTATACGAGATCTAAATTTCAATTTCAAAGATCTAGTAGCGACCACGCCTCACGGTACAGCGAACACCAGCCCCTCAGGAACCAGCAGCTATGTCAGCGGTGGAAGCTTCGGTAGAGGCATGGTAGGCGCCACCGCACAGCCTCCAGGTACTAGATTCCAAAATGCATCAAATGAAGTCACTGTGGATGCCAAGCATGTCGTACACATCAGTTTATCGGAAGGGCTAGACAACAATTATCCTTTTGGTAATTCTATATTGGAATCAGTGTTCAAAGTCTACAAGCAAAAAGAACTGCTGGAAGACGCTATCATCATCTATCGCATCCAGCGTGCTCCTGAACGTCGCATATTCTACGTGGACGTAGGAAACATGCCTGCGCACATGGCCATGGCATTCGTCGAGCGGGTGAAAAATGAGATACAGCAACGTAGGATTCCTAGTTCGACCGGAGGTGGACAGTCGATGGTTGATGCTTCTTATAACCCATTAAGCTCAAATGAGGACTACTTTTTCCCTCAGACCGCAGAAGGTCGCGGATCAAAAGTTGATACTCTACCCGGCGGAACTAATCTCGGAGAGATAACTGATCTAAGATATTTCACCAACAAACTGTTCCGGGCCCTAAGGATACCTAGCAGTTATCTGCCTACCGCAGTTGAAGAAGCTCCTAATACCATAGCAGACGGCAAAGTAGGCACTGCCTATATACAAGAACTGAGATTCAACGAATACTGCAAAAGGCTACAGAGCAGCATAGTAGAATCTTTCGACACTGAATTCAAATATTGGTTGAGCCATTCTGGTATCAATATCGATTCCAGCGTTTTTGAGCTGAAATTCAACAGTCCTCAAAACTTTGCTGCCTACAGGCAGAGCGAGCTGGACACTGCTAGGGTCAGCACGTTCGCACAGCTGACACAGATACCATACCTAAGCAAACGTTTTGCTATGAAAAGATTCCTAGGAATGACACAGGAAGAGATCACGGAAAATGAAACGCTATGGAGAGAAGAAAACGGATCAAACCTAAAAGCGTCCGCTGATGGTGCGGGAGAATTGAGGTCAGCAGGGTTGACACCTACCGCTATGGGAGCAGAAATGGCAGATCAGAGTGCGGAAGCACCCGTAGATATGGCCGCACAGGCCGCGGCCCCCGAAGCTGAACCTGCGGCTCCCGAATAAATACTCTATGCTTCTTCTAGAATTCCTTTATTTCAATGATAAAAACAGTGGGGTTTCCACAGATCATCGCTATTCAAACGAACGAGATAGTTCTGTCCTGGAAAAAGGTGATAAAAGGAAAATCAGATTGACTCTGCGGCAGATAAATCAGCTTAGACAACAGAGTGAGGCACACGAATTTGAAGAAGAATCGGAACGTAATTTCATCAGACAGATGTACGGACAACCACCAGCAGATCAAGCCCAAGGTTGAAAACGCCTTCGTCTTAGGCAACGGTACCAGCCGATCCGCTATAGATCACACCAAGCTACAAGATCAAGGAACTATATATGGCTGCAACGCGATATATAGAGAATTTGACTCTGACTATCTCATAGCGGTCGACGTGAAGATGGTAAATGAAATCATATCTTCAGGCTACAACAGAAGCCATCAAGTATGGACGAACCCAAACAAAGGCGTGTCTTCTAAATCAAACATAAATTTCTTCAGCCCTCACAAAGGATGGAGCTCAGGTCCTACCGCACTTTGGTTCGCTTCCACCAAAGGTTATAAGACTATCTATATCCTAGGATTTGATTATCAAGGAATATCTGGAAAATTCAACAATGTCTACGCAGATACTTTTAACTATAAGAAAAGCACTGATACTGCCACGTATTTTGGCAACTGGCTGAGCCAGACTGATAAAGTGATAAAAGAATTCCGGACGATTAAATATCTTCGTGTGATCGAGGAAGGTTCTTTCATCCCCGATCAATTATCTAACCAACCGAATCTACAGCACATATCTGTGAAAGATTTCAATGCTAGATTCAGTTCTGGATATTTACATGCATGAAATCAATCAAAAAAGTACCATTTAAAACAGATTTGTAATCTTAAGTGTAAATAATATCACAGCCTAGTCAATCAAGGAGAATATAACATGGCAGCCAATAATAAACTTATTGAGCAGATGCTAGAGCATTTGGTCAATGATGAAACACAAAAAGCAGAAGAACTATTCCACGAATATGTGGTAGCTAAATCCCGTGAAATCTACGAAGGCCTGATCGAAGCAGAAATGAACGACATGGACGACGATGACGACGAGGAAGGAAAAGATAATGCAGACGATGAATTCGCTGCAGACGATGAGATGGATCTAGACACGGATGATGACACAGACGATCTAGTCAGCGACCTAGGTTCTGATGACTTAGATTCAGACGATAAAGACATGGGTGGCAAAAGCGAAGATGAACTGTTCAAGGATCTAGATGACATCGTCGATGAACTACAGGCTAGATTTGATGCCATGGACTCAAAGGACGACATAGGAGACATGGGCGATGACGAAATGAAAGATGACTTCGATCTCGAAACCGTGCGTGAATATGTGGAAAAAGTGCCAGCAGGTCACGGAGCAGAAAAAAAGGGCGCCGCTGAAAAAGCTGATAGCACTAAAAGCACTATCGACAACATGAAGAACGATATGGGCGGCACGACTGCTAACCTTCGCGGCGGCGAAGCCAGAGAAGCAAGCAAAGGTACCGCAGGCGGGTTGGCTAAAAATACCCCCGAAGATATGAAGACCGGCAACATCAATGTTCCAGGCGGTAAAGCAGGTAAGACTGGCTTTACACACAAAGAGCCCGGACACGGTGCTGAGAAGAAAGGTGCAGGTGAAGGCAGCACCGAAGGTCAAAGCCTTTTCCGTGGTCGTAGATAATAGGACGTAACGGTGAAAAACTACCTTAGCGAACATTTGAGTTTTGACCAGGCTAGGATTGTCTTAGAGAGCGACGAGGGCAGCGACGGTAAAAAGTCGCTGCATTTAAACGGCATTTGCATACAAGGTGACATCCGTAATGCAAACCAGCGTGTTTATTCTTCTCAAGAAATTGGCAGGGCTGTCAAGACGCTCAATGAACAGATCTCTGGCGGATACTCAGTTTGCGGAGAACTAGACCACCCACAGGATTTAAAAATCAATCTAGATCGTGTTAGTCATATGATTACCAAGATGTGGATGGAGGGTCCTAACGGCTACGGAAAACTAAAAATAATACCAACTCCGATGGGTCAGCTAGTACAGACCATGCTAGAATCAGGAGTAAAACTAGGTGTATCGAGCAGGGGTTCCGGTGAAGTTGATGGTAGTGGTAATGTCCAAGGATTTGAAATTATCACCGTCGACATCGTAGCACAACCTAGCGCCCCGGGAGCTTATCCGACACCAGTTTACGAACATCTCATGAATAATCGAGGCGGTTATCAGGCATATAAAATAGCATCAGAGATACAAGGCGACGCAAAGGCACAGAAATACATAGCAGAGAGTCTGAAACGAATAATTTCAGATCTCAAATAACAGTAGGAGAATCACATGCTAGATTTCGTTAAAAAACTATTTGAAAACTCTGTGATTTCTGAAGAGGTAAAATCGGAAATTGAAACTGCTTGGGCCAAGCGTGTTCAAGAAAATCGTGATGAAGTCGCTGCTGAACTGCGCGAGTCTATCACTGCAGAACTGCAAGAAGAACTGACAGAGAAGATTTCTCGTGAAATCCGTGAGGAGCTCACAGAAAAAATCACTCCAGAACTTCGTGAAGAGTTCGCTCAGAAATACGAACATGATAAGTCAGCGATGATAGAAGCTGTAGAAAACATGCTGGCTGATAGATTGTCTGCGGAGCTAAAAGAGTTCGCAGAAGATCGACAGGGTCTGATCGAAGCTCGTGCGGATTACTATAAGAGAATGAAGCAAGATTCTGGTGTTTTAGAATCTTTCGTGCTCCAGAATCTCAAGAGAGAAATCGTCGAACTTCAGAACGATCGTAGAGCAGTAGCAGAAAATGTGGATAAACTAGAATCTTTTATCGTTGATGCTTTAGCGAAAGAAATCGCAGAATTCCACAGCGATAAGAAAGATCTCGCAGAAACCAAAGTTAAACTGATAAGAGAAAGCCGTGAAAAATTCATGCAGATCAAAAATGCCTTCGTGGCAAAATCTGCCCG